GCAAAGATAAACAATAATATTGGATTGTTAAAAACACAACAATATTATTTGATCCCTGATTGTTTAATAGCATTGGTTGCCATCTGGCGAACAATGTAAAAAAATGTACACTTCTGCGAAAAAACTTTTATCTGTAAGAGATATAGTAGGATATACTCTTCCGCGGTTACATACTGGCAAACACTGGTATGTAGACTTTTATGCTTACGACCCCACTATTGACGGGCTCCGCCGCAAGAAATATATGCTCGATGGCTACAAGCTAAAGGAGCGTAAGCACATCGCCACCGTGCTCATCACCAACCTCACACAGCAGCTCACAGCCGGCTGGAACCCATTTGTCAATAATGATAAGGCACGTAGCTACACAACATGGGAAGCCGTGGTGAAGCGCTACACTGATTATCTGAAGGTAGCAGAGAAGAAGAGTATGATAAAGTCGAAGACGGCTACTGATTATCGCAGCCGTTTGGCGGTATTGCTCTCCTACATCGACGAGGCAAAGACCTGCATAAAGTACGTACACCAGTTTGACAGACTCCTTGTCATTGATTTTCTTGACTACATCGTGTTCGACAAGGAGCGGTCTGCCACGACTCGCAACAACTATCGCACATGGCTGTCAACCTTCGCCACGTGGCTTGTGGATAGGCAGTACATCACTGAGAACTTCGTTGAGAGTATCAAGATGATGAAGGAGACCGAGAAGTTCCGCGACAGCATCAAGCCCGAGGATCTTCGGAGATTAAAGGAGTACACAAAGGAGAAGCGTCCGGCGTTCTACCTCGCTTGCCTGATGGAATATTATACCTTTATCAGACCGGAAGAGCTGCGTCACATCAAGATAGGCGACATATCAATAAAGGAGCAGTGCATAACTATACCTGCAGAGGTGGCGAAGAACGGCAAGGAGCAGGCGGTAGCACTCAACGACACATTACTGAAGGTGATGATCGAGCAGGGCGTGTTCAGCCACCCATCGCAAGACTATCTCTTTGGCAAGCACATACGTCCGGGCAGTGAGCAGATAGCGGTGAACCGCTTTAGGCAAGAATGGGTACGCGTCCGGAAAGCTCTCTGCTTCCCCGACACGTATCAGTTCTATAGCCTGAAGGACTCCGGAATTCGCGACCTCGCCAACGCCGAAGGCATTGTCGTAGCTCGCGACCAAGCGCGACACTCGGACATATCTGTTACCAATAGGTATCTGAAGAGTCCGAAGGTGGCGCACGAGAGTACAAAGCACTTTGTTGGCGACTTATAAACACTTGTAGAAGTAGCCGGTCTTCACGCGGTTTACGCTACCATCAGCCACCTCTACTTCTATCTTTTGGCAGATAAACTTTTGGTTTCGGAAGATATAAATCTTTGAGGGGTCGGGGATTTCATCAGTGATGAACTTGATATTGTGGAGGTTATGGGTGTCGATATTTACTTTTGTATCATACCCCACCGCAGGCCCTGCTCCCCAGCTACCGAAATGCCACTTGCCTTCCTCGTCGCGATAGCCTCGGCGAGGCAAAATATTGAGAGAAAGGGAAGCTGTTTCACCGCTGCCGACCCAGTCTGGGAAACGTCGATAGTCAGTGAGTGTAATTGGGAACCTTGCAAGGGTATCCTCGTTTTCAAGTCTTGACGAATACGAACATGTCTGTCGTTTCACAATATTTACCACGTTCACACCCTGGAACATCACGGGGAGCTGACCTTCATCAGGCTCTGCGTCGTTGCTCTCTATATCGCTGCCCTCCATTGCATCTTGTACGGAAAGATAGGCATCACCGTCAATAGGCGAGGTGTCACCTATTGCCACGTCATCTGAGTTCGGTACGGATGCTAAACACACGTCAACATTTGCAATCTGAGAGAAGAGACTAAAACCATATATGCTCTTGTATCGTTTACCTGTAGTAATAGCTGCAGGACTTATTTTTAATGCTATACTATCATCACTCTCTGTATCACGAATGACCGGACTAAATAAACCGCAGAGTACGCATTGCTCTGTGTTTATTGCTGAACCTGGTTTTCCTATGGGTTCTAATGACCCCGTTTTATCTGAGAGAATAGCCCAAACATAATAGTCGCATCCGACTTTAAAAATGGTAGTTCGGCGCTCTTTGGTCATCATCTTATTAGCTGCAGTAAGCATATCGTCAACCGAAGGGTATTCTTTTGTAGTAAACTCCCGGAAAACAGAAATAGGTATACAGTCCCGCCAGTCTCGTGCTGTAGACTGGTCAAATTCGTACTCAATATTCGATGTCGAAAGGTTTTTCACCCCATCTTCATCATATTCTGAAGAAAACTCATCGAGACACTCATAAGTGATGGCAGAGTTAGAAGTCACCTCATCGAAAGGCAGAATGCTAACGGTTTTCTTCACTTCGTCGAAAATAAACCTGGCATTCAGCAATTTTTGCACCTCCTCGATAAAGGTGTAAACCGACCAATGCGGTAGGGAACGTTTAATACAAACCGTACGACGAGCTGAAGCAACTATAAGGCGATTCCATGGCTCGCAATAAAAATCATTACGTATAATAGTGTATCCTTCGTAAAGAAGAACTTGGTTTAATACATACAGTAAGTAAGGCTGAACAGCCAAATATGACATAACTGCAAGTTCCTTCTTTTTGTATGTAATGCCATTTATGAAAGCCTTATCTGCTTTAATTTTATCTATGAGGTTAGAGGTATAACCTCTCGTTTCGTCGAAGATAGGATTGAAAGCGACAACACCAGGATTGCCAATCATATTATAATCAGTAAGGTCTACCATTACAACATCGTGAGTGCTATATACTGGTACTTTAAGCAACCCCGCTTTATTATAGTGTTCACGGTTTATGCCTTTCGTTATGATAGGCGAAGGATAGTCAATCTCGTCTATAAAATGCTTCTCGAACTTCGAGTTAAACTTGATGCGTGAAGCACCGCCAACGATTTGCAGCTTTACGGTAGTATTGTTGACAGACGTGACGGTGCCTTTACCGGATATTATAAGTTTGTTGTCAGCGTAGAGTTCGCAGGTCTCGAATGACGATATGCGTTTTCTGACATCGAGGCGGTGGATATTATTGAAGACAACAGCATTCTGGTGTATCGACATCGGGAATGATATGTCGTACGTGTACGTGCCGGAGTCTTGGACGTATGGGTTGTTCAACGTTATTTTTATCTTCTCAGAGGATGATGGATAGGCGACCTTGCCGTCTAAAGTGCAGTGTATCATGTTATATTTTATGTTATGTGCGTGAATTTAATTTTTTATAGTGGTCGAGGTTCTTGGCAATGCCATCATCGCCATCGATGTAACACTTGGCATGTATGCCCTGCGCGAGCACCAGCGATAGTTGGTCGATAACATCGCGAGCTTCGCCGAGTGTGGCGTTAAGCTCCGAGTTGTCGGTGTTTACCGTCACCGATGGCGCAGACACCACCGTAGCACCACCCTGACCGAGCGAGCGCGATATGTCAGCTGCAGTAAGCGAACCAACCGTATTATTGCGTTGCGCCTCGTCGATGAGCTGCAAGGCCGGCAGAACCTGCGGGTTGTTCACCGCATTGTGGTTAGCTACAAACTCGCCCTCGTGCACGATGCCAGCCTTGCGTCGATAGCTTGAACCGCCCGTAAAGCCACCCTCGTAGTAGCCAGCCTCCTGCGCTTGCTGCTGCTTTTTGATAGTGGCTATTTGTAGCATACCAGCAGCAACAGCTGTAGCTGCAGCTATAGGGGCGAGAATATAACCAACGAAAGGAACTTGCGCAGCGGAGCTATAGGCATTGATAGCAGCCATCGCTGTTGATGCAACAGCCTGAGCTAACTGTATAACCATAGCTCGCTTGTTAGCCTTTTTCTTGGCTGCAGCGAGTTCTTTGTCACGTTTCTCTTCAAGTTTTTTTCTCTTTGCAGAGTTGTTGCCTGCAGCTTCTATCTGTTTATCGTAGTTGGCATTGATGCGAGCCGTTTCGAGATCCGAGCACGCTTGCGAGTATGACGATGCTGCCGACAACATAGTGTTCACCGTATCGAACGCCTGCTGCATAATAGCCTTGCGTGCCTCTTCTTTGTTTCGCGCTATCTCCGTCATGCGCTCCTGGAACTGCTCGTAGGTAATGAGCTGTTGTTCGTACATGGCTTGCACAGCTGCCATCTGGCCACTCGCACTGTTTGCGTTGTCATATTGCGCCTCGAGTACCTTCATTTGTGCGTTCTTCTTATCCTCTTCATTTTGGCGTACAGTCTCCAGTTCTTTGTCGAGTAGCCACTTCTGTTCGTCGTATTCATCGCCTCCGTGCTCATGAATGATGGCGAGACGGTCTTGGTGATATTGTCTCTCTGCCTCTTTTAGCTTCTCGTTATATTCCTCTTCGGTCAACAGTCCTTGTGTGCGTTGCTGGAGAAGAGACATTTGTTCTGCATTGTATGCACGCGTCTTTGCGTCAAGGCTCTCGGTCATCTGTCGCTCCTGAACATCAGCCAGTCGTTTGCTCTCGGCGATAGCTGCATCTACCATCGATTGCTGTGTTTGTGTAGTGTCCTGGTCGTACTTTGTTTGAAGGTCTACAAGCTTAACATAATACTGCTGTTTCTTCTCATACATTCGCTTAGCATACTCGTCTTCGTCTATCTCTTTACGTTCGAGCTGCTGCTTGAGAGCCAGTTCATCGGTGTCAAGCGTATGCTTGAGTGCGGAACTCTCTTTGTCGTACTTCTCTTTCTTTGGGTCTGTCTTAGTGGTATTGCTGTTGCCACCGCCATTACCACCATTACCACCGCCATTACCTCCATTACCACCTGTGCCACTATTACCACCTGTACCACCGCCATTTATGGTTAGATCGGCGAACGCTTTGCGTAAGCCCTCGTCAGAATTTATGAGCTTGGTAAGTTCGCGTTCTCGGGCATCCAAGATACGTAAATCGCTTTGTGCCGCCTTGAGGGCCTTTTCATGTGCAGCACGTTCGAAAAGTTTCTTTTGTAGTCGCCAATTACCATCTTTCTCTAAAGCTTCACCATTAGATCCATGAGCATATACATAAGTACCGTATGAACGATAAGCTTCAGGATGAGACGCAATCTCTGCATTAACATGCTTAATATTATTCACCTTGCGTCTCTCCGTCTGTTTTAGCTCAAGTCTTTTCTTTGCTATTTCTTTCTTCTGCTCGTAGATGGCTTCTGCCATAGCAGCCTGGTCAAGCTTTTTGAGGTAGTCATCAATAGCATTAGCATTCTCCTCGTAAAGCTTACCCTCGTTCTTGATTGTTGCATGGTATTCCGGAATTATTTTTTGCAGCTCGGCAATAGCACTCCGTCGCTCTCTGATAGAGAATGCGTTTGAACGGATTATCTTAGTAAGCTGCTGCACGCGTGTCTTCTCGTCAATGTAGCTCTCTGCAACTCGCTTATTAATGGCTTCTTGCTGCTTTTTTATGGCATTAGCTTCTTTAACGCTTTGCAAGTTGTCATGCACAGCCTTTTTGTGCGCCTGCCAAGCCTTAACCGCTGAATACACAGCAACACCAACAACGGTAAGAACCGTGGCAAGAGCAGCCCAAGGGTTGGTGATACTCGCAAGTTTTGCCTTCTCCATAGCCAGTCTGTACGCTTCTACACCATATCTCAATCTTTTGTATGTTAGCTCAAGTGCCAAAAGAGCGGATCTAAGGAGTCTTGTAGAAGCTGTTAATGCAACATTTAGGACTTTGCTTGTATTTCGTATTACCAGCCATGCTTTCTCTTTTATCATCGTGGCAGTGAGGACGTTGTTATAGACCAGCATGGTTGTTGCGAGTGCAGCCAAAACAACGATGTGTTTTGATACGTATTCTATAAGAACGTACAAGGTTTTTATGCCCATTGAAGTCAGAGATACGCTATATTTAGCAATGGGCATCAGTTTTTCGCCGAGTTCGATGCACATGTCATCAAATTGTTTTTTCGCTTTATCGAGACCTGCCTGCACAGTATTGTTCTGCACATTGAACTCATTGAGAACGCTTGTACCATCTTGGTATGACTGTGCTGCTGTAGCTTGTGCCTCTCGCACTTGATCAAGATTAGAAGCCACTGATGATAGAACGCCCACAGCACGTGTACCCTCAAGTCCCATTTGCGAGAACATTGGTGCCAATTGGTCAAAGCCACCGCGATTAGACATTGCCTGCAGGAACTCTAATAATGCGCCATTCGCATCTGTCTTCAGCATGGTCGTGAATGTGCTCACCTCTACGCCAGCCAACTTTGCAAACTTCATCGGCTCCTGGAACATCTTAGTGATAAGTTGTGAGAAGACGGTAGAAGATGTCGCTTCGTCTTGCATATTTTGGTCGAGTGCCGAAGCAAGACCCATTATTTGCGCTTGTGTCATGCCTGCCTGACGAGCAACACCAGACAAGTCGGCAGTGAAGTCAACGATGTAACCGGCATTAGCAGAGGACGACTGCGCAAGATCGTTGACAGCAGAACCCGTGGCAAGCATAGCACCACGCAAGCCTTTTGTCTTATCCTCGCCAAACATCTGCGCCAACTTGCCAATCTTGGCAACAGCGTCATCGCCGAGGTCGTCGCCAAGCGCTACATTGATTTTGTCGGAACCGTCGACAAACTCCTCAATCATTTCTCTATTGGTGATGCCAAGCCTACCTGCATCTTGAGCAAGTCTGTTCAGTTCACCGCGCGCTGTACGGGTGTCCATCTTCTTAAAACTCTCGTTCATCACTTCGACCTCCTCGATGGCTTGCCCCGTATACTTAGTGACGTTGAACATCTCCTGGTTCATCGCGGCGTATTTATTAGTGCAGTCGCGTACAGTCGCAGATAAGCCAGTGACAGCTGCAAGGCCTTGAGTGATGGCACCCCAATTGGTGTTAAAGATATTGACGAATTTCGACCCCTTGCTTTTTGTCAAATCTTGCTCAGCACCGACGGCTGCTATTTCTTTTTTTAGCGATTTCGCCTTTTCTGTCAGCTCGCGATACTCTTCGGTACCTCGATGCGTATTGGCGAGTTGTTCATTTACGAGTTTAAGCGATGTCTCCAATTCAAGCGCAGTCGAACCGCTGATGTTTTTTAGAGTGCGGTCTATCAGAGCATTCTCCTGCTCAAAATTCTCAGCTCGCCGTGTTGCTTCAGCTATAGCCGTATTGTATTGGCTGAGAGTAGCCGATATAGGCTGCTTTAGTTCGTTAATGCGTGCCTTGCATCTCTCAAGATGCTCTTCAAGTCGCTTGTAGTCCTCAGGATTTGTTGCCGACTTCATCTGCTGCTTGAGCACACGTGATACCTTTTCGATCTCGCCGATAGAAGCCGTCGAAAGATTTTGAAGCGTATTTATTGTGTCGCTAACCCTCGATCTGTACGCATTTACATGATCTTCTGCTTTTCGTATCTCTTTGTTTATCTGCTTGATATCATTTACGGACGTGCCGGAATCTTTGAGAGCCTCGGCTTTCTTCTGCTTTAGATCGTCGAGGTTTTTCTTTAGTGCTGCCATCTCGTCCTTTGCTTGTTGTGCATTAAGCGTGACGATGGTCTCGAAAGTTTGAGTTGTTGCCATAAAAAATGCTACTTTTGGTTTGTGAACCAAAAGTAGCATTTATATAAGCCCTGAAAAAATACGATATTATAGTTTGTCTTTATCAGTTTCTTTTTTTTCTTCTTTTGCAAAGCCCATAAGCTCCATCCATATACGGTGTTCTTCTTTTCGCTTTGCAGTCATAGCAGCTATTTCTTGTTCTACTCTGCGTCTTTTTTCTCTAATTCTTTTTATTTTTTCATCGTGACTCAACGATGAAGAATAGCCGTTATTTCTTTCGGCTAAAAGTACAAGAAGGACTGATACTATCCAGCTGAAAATAAGTATTGCTAACATATTGCAGACAATTTAATTGGTTATACCGCAAATATACGCAAAATATTTGAGACTGCAAAGTATAGAGCCAAAATATTTTGGTATGCGTGGCAGAGCATCATCGTCGGCGATGTATCAGCCACAACAACAGCGACAGAACTACAAGCACCACCGCGCCGATAGTAAACTGCCCGACGCGCATCTGCGTGCGCTCCCACGTCGATAGCTTGCGCTCCACTGGTACGGGAAGACGTGTTGTGTCGGTCTGGAGCATTGCTTTATATATAGTGTCGGTCTTCACGCTTATGCGGTCACGCCATCGCCACACGCTCTTCTGGCTATACACTGTATCGCCACGAGTGTAGTGTTCAACATACACCGAGTCGTGCAGCCGAAAGGTGTCGGCACTCGTCCTCGCCTTATAGAGTGTATCAGTCTTAACGACCACTCGCTCTACAACCACTGGCTGCGGTGTAGAGCATCCGCACAATAGTGTCAGCATTACGCAGGCTAACAAACCTAACAGCACACCGCACAATATTTCTAACAATTTGTTCAATGTATCCATAATCCTTTTCTCATTAAAAAGGAAAAGCGGTACTCCGCTTGTCGGAATACCGCTTTGTGTAGTAAGTAAGAGAACGTCTTACTTATAGTCCTATATATGCATGTATCTACTCAATTACCATGTCGCTTTGTATTAACTCAGAAACATTAATCGGTGGAATTATCACATTATTAAACTGTGTGCTTTCTGTTTTGCAGAACAATATACCTCTTGCTGTTCCAATAGTATGGACGGCAAAGAATTCCAATAGGGCTTTAGGGATTATAGTCTTCCCATCTTTTCGTAACTCTTTAAAATCCTCATTGTGGATTTCAAATTCACAATTTATGGCAAGCACCATTAGTCTTTGTTGTTCCTCCGAAAAATCAAACTTTGCATAGCAGGCTATCTTTTCACCTTCCTCTGCGTATTTGAAATTTACTTCGGTATTCATACTCAAAGCATCATTCTGACTTTTGTCAGTCAGTATTGCAAATTGTTCTAAATGAATACCGAACATTCTAAATCTTGTCATATCTTATGCTACATCCTTAGGTGCCCCAGTAACGGTAGGACACATTGTTACTTTACATTCCAACGAGAATTTTTTAGGAGCGTTACATTCCTTCCATTCTGTAGACAATGCTTTTGAAACGGGAACCCTTCTCTTAAACTTACTCAAACAAATGTCATCCGCAATATAATTTTCAACCGGTATAAATTCAATTTGGGGAACCACACCAAAAGCAAGTGCCAATTCGAAGAATTTAGACATTCGATGATCGTAATCGCCATTCAGCAATTGGGTAACATAACCTTTTGAAACACCAAGATAATCAGCAAGCTGACTCCTGCTGCGCCCCGTATCTTTCATGAACTTTTCTGCTTGGTTGTAAAGTTCAATCTGGGTCTTAGCAGTCCAGTAATCCGGACTTTTTAATACTTCTTCTCTATTCATAGGATACTGTATTTTAGAAGCCACCAAACAATTTGTTTATACGACTTATATTTTTATCCTGAGTGCCTTTATATGCACCTAATATGACAAAAATAGAAGGGTATTTCTTTATTACGTATATACGTATGTCATCTTTTTTGAATTCGTAGACATCATCACGCTTCACCCCCTTAATCTGCCGAAATTTTGTTTTAGGCAAGAGGGTAGAAGGCGAAAATTCATTCATATATGCGTATATCTGCATTATTTTCTTCATGTCTTTTGGGGTATCTTTTAAGTTGTCAATGAATTCTTGAAACAGAAACCTTCCATTTACAGATACTTCGCGAAATTCGTATGTTTTATTGTTTATTGGCTCAAAGATTTTTTCTTCGTATTTATTTGCCATTGTTTTAGCTTTTACTAAACTGTCGCAAAGTTAAATATAATACGCTTATAAAGCAACGATTTATCATTTTTTTAGCTAATAACTTAACATTTTTAACATTCTGCGGTATTCCAACAAGTCAAAGAACGCTTCCCTTATATTATATATTAACTATCACTTTTCACACACGTTATTAGTCAGTCTCTGCCTTGCCGTAGTCTCTTGGCGGTTTGCGCTTCATACATCCGTTCACGGTACACTCGTTCCACTGCAGCTCGTGTGTGCGAAGGAGCAAGTCGTGCTTCTCCGCACGCAGCTCTCGGATGAGATCACGCTGCTTGCCAATGTCGTCATAGAGAGAGTCGATTTTGTTGTTGAGTCTTGTGCGCTCCTCCATGTGCTCCTCGTGTTCGTGGGTGTAGAGGTTGCGCCACTCCTGGGCGTAAGCGAGGGCGTTAGCGTCCTCCTCCTTTTGTGCTGCAGCTGCCTCTTTGCGCTTACGCGAGTTGTAGTAGAGCAGCTGCCCCACGATGCCACCGCTAACAAGCAGCGAAAGTATCTGTAAAACCATATCCATCTGCACCTCCTTACTCTATTGTTATCCAAATCTGCTCACACCGCTCATCCGCAGCCTTCAGCATGGTGTATACCTTGCGGAACGTTGCCGTTGAGTTAAGCACCTGACCGACCGCTTTATTTTCTCCGATGAGGATGCAGCCATCCGTATCCTTCGCCGTGTTGCCACAGTGTATCAGCACACCTTGATAGCCGGGCGTATTGCACAGCCTTGGCAGTCTGCCCTTGCAGAACTGGTACTGCGCCCGACCTCCGAAGCGTGGAGATACCGTCTTCATATCTACGAGGTATCTGCCAGTCGGGATGGCGGTTTCGCCCTTGATTTTAACTCCGCATATCTGCGCCACACTCATCATCGAGGTCAGCCCTCTGTCCTTGTCTTCGAGCGTGTCGCAGACGTATGCGCCGTCGACGTACATCTTGCCGATGGTGTACGCCTCCTTTTTTGCTATTCGCTTTACTTTTACTTCCATGATATTTATTGTTTTGTTATTATTGATCTCTTTTAATAAGATAGCCTCTCCAAACGATTATATATTTCTTTGACCCTCCGTCATATAGGAGCTCGCAAGTAAGCACAGCTTTCTCGTTAGGATCAATATTTTCTCTATAAGCTGTGTACCCTGTTTCGGTTAAGCGAGCATTAAACAGTTTGATAGTACGCTTTGGGTACGTGCGATTGATAACAACAACCGTTTGCCCTAAATATGCTGCAGCTTCTTCGAAGGTTACACTGTATTTAGCGTTATAACCATTAGGTTCATAAAATGGGAGATTAATATTTATAAATTCAGCACCTGAGACTATGCCATTGTAATCACCAGCGAATTCAATAAAGCTACCAACTTCGGCGAAATTGAGATGGTAATAGATGCCGCTTTCCTTCGTCAAATATTTATTTATTGTGTTAGGCGTAATAACGTTTTTTTTCTTGCACACAAATCCGCGAAACAGACCCGAATTAACCTCTAACACACCTTTATCGTTCACACGCGCCGTCACCTCGCCGCTGTTGTTGCGTATCTCGAACTTGTCCGCCGTTGCCGTTATCTTGCCGTTCTCGATGTCGAAGCCAGTGCGCAGTAGCTTTGCGGCAATACCACTGTCTTCGATAAAACCACTCTTGCCCTCTATCCAGTCGGTAGGAGTTGCACCCACCTCCAACTTCGGCATCGTCACCCACGCCTTACTACCTTGCAGACAACGGATAAGGACGTAGTTAGGTATGCCGGTGCCCTCCGAACGCCAGTGTACCCAATGACGCTTCCACTCGTCCGTAAGAGGTAAACGTCGACCTCCATCGACGTTCTGTGTCGTTGTATCGCGCTCGCTATCTTCGGCGAATATGCTTAGATTAGAGCCACTCCACATGTATGCGTCGATGCTGCCGGAACCTTTTGCCATAAAGGAGAGTATGTAGTCCTCATCTTTTTTGATGATGGTATTCACGCTCCATTGTGCCATCTCGACGTACCCGGACGCTCCGTACGCATATATAACGGAGCAGCCATTATTGTACGACTCATTAGTGACTACCGAGGCATCCAAGCGCATCAGATTGCCAGCTTTGGTGAACGTGCGCGTGTTGTCGAGGAGATTGCCGCCGATGTAGTTGTAATCATAGGGCGAAGCGCTCCAACATACGAAATCCTTCGCTGTGCCCTCAATGAGTATAGGGTGGGCGATGTACGCCTGCTGGCTTGCGGTGGAGTCGTTAATTTTCAAGCAGCCAACAGAAATCCACTCATAAGATGCGTTCTTAGCAACGGTGAATGTGCGCTGATAGAGGTGCCAGCCTTCACTCGGAGTGACTGCATCTGCACCTAAATAAGCACTGCCATTTGGGCCTGTATAACCAGCGGGGTTGGTTTTATCAGTGGCGGAAGATTTCCATTTTACTTCGGCTGCGAAGCTCACACTAACAGACTTGGCTTTTGTCCAAAACGAGATGGTGTACGTCTTGCCCTTCTCGACATGTATATTACCCAAGCCGGCACCGCCACTTTGCCACACTGGGCCAGCAGCCTTCGCCTCGGGCAGGAATACTACATTAGCTCCTTCGTGTGACGATGTGCGATATATTTTAGCTCGCAGGAAGTCAGGGCCTAAGCCTCGTTTATTGAATGTAGAGCCTGCAAGAAGGTTGCGCCGATCGGCGAGAGCATAGCCCACCTTCAGAGATATCTCGCGTGCCGACTGCAGGATCTCGGAAGAGTATTGTTGTAGTGCTGAGTTTGTTTGCAGCGGCATACCGTCCACCTTATTTGTCAGTTCTGTGTAGTTTGACTGCAGCTGACGCGAAGTCGTTTTGAGTCCGCCTAAGTACTTGGTGTAGTCTAAGTGCCACGTCAGACGCACGACGAACGTCTTGCCACCCACCACCACCGACACATCGACATAGCCATCGGTGTAGTACATAGTATTGCTACCGGTGCTGTATATGCGTATGGAGTTGATACGAACCGATGTGCCAGACACACTTGCCGTGCAGTTAACAGGCGTTTTGATAGTAATAGAACTTGCGCTCACGACGGCACCACCCTTGCGGCACACTACTGTAGCATAACCATAGGTGTTGATGCCGCCCGATGTTGTGCCGGACGGTACTCCGTCATCAGAAGTAGAGATGGTGATAGGTGCACCTTGTAGCTCAACAGTGTAAGCATCAGTGCCAGCTGTTCCCTTATCACCCTTGTCACCCTTGTCACCTTTATCCCCCTTGTCGCCATCTTTCACAACCACAATGGTTATTTGTCCCCTTGCAATTACTGTTGCCATACCTTTAAGTTTAGAAAATAGGGTGAGGTGCCCTATATTTTAGACACCTCACAAGTAAATGTACCTCTCACGGAAACATCAGCGGCCGATACCGTGACATACGGCTTTGTTGACGCATTCACCGGACTTGTTGTGCCAGCCCAGTTCGTTGCTACGCCGTTCGAGTTGTACTTAGTCCACTTGTACTGAAATTTGCAGGCGTGGGTACTATCAGCCTTAACAGCCATACCATCTTCGACCACCTGACCATCCTTCCATACTTGTGCGAATAGCTCTGTTGACTGAGCACCATTGACAATCTTATCGCCAGAGGGCGACTTGATATATACGACGTAAGGGTCGCTGGCATCGAAGAACGTGATTATTGCGTTAGCAGTATCAGTACCATCCTTCACCGTGCAACGGAATGTCTGGAAGTTCAGCACATCGTTGGCATTCACATTCAGCGTGCTCACGCCACCCGATGTGGTGACGTTGCCAGCAGCTACTGCACTCCAGGTGCCAGCACTGATATTGAGCACCTCCCACATCATGCTTGTCAGTGTAGTGTCCTGCACATTGCCGCGGAAGAATTTAGCCACAGCACGCAATGGCTTGGAACTGTTGGTAGAGTCGAAGGTGTTGCCGTCAGGAGTCTCTATCTGCACCGTCTGTAAAGCACCACCCGACTTTGCCAAGCTGATGGTCAGATAGCCTCTGCACTCCGTTGTGGCTTGTGTTTCAGGGTCGGTATAGGTACATGCCCACTCGATATTCTTCACGCTGCCATTCTTCGCAATGTTGCTGACGATGTTGAGTTGATACGACTTGCCCTGCACTGGTGTCGCTGCTGCGCCGTCTACAGTCCACTTCCAATTGGTACAAGCTGCTGTCGAAGCTTGGTCGGTCGAGCTACCCGTCACATACACACGAGCTGTGATGACGTTAGGTGCACTCGTTGTGTAACTCGGAGCGTACACATCAGTATCAGGAGTGAAGATTTGAGTCTGACCCCTTGAAGCTTGCGTGAAACACTGAACGGCTTTACCGTCGTTAAGGTCAACGATTGTAATTTGACCATTCGCTAAAACTTTTGCCATATTTTTTTGTTTTTTAAATTGTTAATAAATATAAGTCGTTATAAATGAAATATCAAAACGCTAAATCCAATACCTCACACTCGAACTGCGCCTGCCTTACGACATCGTCACTACTCACAACGCAGACTCTACCGATACCCTCATGCAGAGTATTCCACGTTGCATCATCTGCCGTATCTGCCGATTGTCTTCGCCACGACCACGCGCTATCGCTTATGGTGTCGCTTATGTCCTCGCCGTTGCGTAACAGTTTAGCTTCGAGAGTCAACTGCCCGGTGCCGTTAATCATCACCGTGCCCGAACTACTCGTTATCACTATTTGATACGCCAAGCCATCCTCGCCAGGATCGCCCTTCTCGCCCTTCTCACCTTCGATTTGCTTCAGCCAGTCTGCCGAGCCGTTCACCGGCTCAGCTGCAGTACCGCTCTCGTTAGTGCAGAGCCACACAGCGTTGTTGTGGTTCACCTGGTCGTAATAGTCGTAAGTAATGCCACGCTGCCATTCGCCGCGGTAGTTCACCATGTGTATGGTCTGGCCAGATGACGATATCCACTCGAACGACGTAGATGTTATGCGCGAGCCATTCGGCGACAGACAGAACACCTCTCTGCCATCATGCGTGTAGCTATTGACACCCTTGTAAGCAACGATGCGTGGCGTGTCAGGTCCAGTAGTCTCTAACATAAGCACCCCTTGACGATCTATCTTTGCAGGGTCTTGGCAGCCGTCAAGCACAATGGTATCTCCTGCAGTTGGCTCATCGCTACCCTCCGCGCAGTTACCCTTGGCGAGCACGATCCAATTAAACAACTTGCCATCATAGAGCACATCACCCATACCATTAGTCACCACTTCAGCCTCGGTGCTCACCTCTGTTACAATGCGCCAGTAGAGGTGGTTCTGTTTTCCCTCGTACACACCAGGTTTAATGTCGAAAGTCTGACAGCGTGCTTGGTCGCCAATCTTCCAATAGTTCTGAGTAGCCGTTGTGCCGTCGTCTGCGAGCAAGAAACACTTCCACCCGGTGAGGTTGCGTTGAAGGTCATATATTTCTTGCACAGCCACAATCTTGCTACCAGCACCACTGAGGTAGATATTGCCACCAACGTATGAGAGCTTGCGCACCTCCAGCTCGTTGAAAATGGCTTTACCCCACACCATAAGGTCGGTGATGTCAAGGCGATACTTGCCGTCACCGCGGTCTACCAAGCCGAAGCCCGACTGCGATTCGGTGCTGTAAAGCATTGATGTGAGCTTGCTCAGTATTGCAGAGCCATCTTGAGCCATGCCGTGTGTACCAGAACCTACAGATAGTCCGCGCAAGAAGCGTATATGCCCCTCTGCCTTGTCGTCAATGTCGCGTCGCAGGAAACGGCTTAGATCCATCTGCTCAACGACCTGCAACAGCCCCAGCAGCGCATTGCCGATGCGTTGTGCGGTGTTAGCATGAGTAGCACGCTCGTCGCGTATCTGCTCCAAGTCTTTGCGTAGGCTATCGTTATTTGTTGACATATTACTCTGATGTTATTTTTATGATACAAAGATAAGGCGATGGAGGCGAGAATAAAAAAACGAGAAACGAATACTACAGCTGCGCTACCGCGCGGTCGATGGTGCTTGACCCACCAGTGAAGAGCTGACGTAGGAATAATGACACGAGACCATTGTATGTAGTGCCGTAGTATGCAGCCTCGAACTCGTTGAGACGGTGTAGCGAATACATGTACTTCTTTGAGAACCAGTCGCGTTTCTGCCGGTGGTGTGGGTTCGACTTCCAGTCCTTCAGGAATGCCAGGTCGCCACCGTTGTTGTGGCGGTAGCCGTTGCCGACACCACGTGCCACATAGATGCCATACTCCAAAAAACGGTGCTCTATCGATGTCACCGGGCCTGGATGTATGACACCCTGCACGGAGCGCGACAAAGCACCGGTATCGTAAACTGGTGGCGCGAACTGCATCATACGCTCGCGCCACATCTTAACCATAAACTCGCTCCAACCCTCAAGCCACTTCTGGTGCTCGGCATCGGTCATGTTCGGTTTAAGTCCAGTCTGACTGCTCATAACTAATATCTATAGGTTGTTCGTTCTGCACCATGAAGTAGAGTCCCGTCACGCCATTCATGGCGTAGTGACCGAGCTCGGTAGAGTAGATGTTGTTCAGCTGCAGGTATGTCAGACGCTCGTCGCCGAGTCCATCGCGATCGTGCAGCAGTCTGGAATGAAACTGTCGGAACAACTGGCGGCAGAGGTTCAACTTCTGCTCGCGCTCCGCCATGTCGTCGTAGCGGTAGTGAGCTACGATGAAGACGGTGTAGACATCGCGTCGGAAATAGCCCACGCCATTGCTGAAGGTCTGCTGCGATGTGGTGTCGTCGACCATGATGAAGTTCTTGTACTTGCGGAACGAGTCCATAACACCTTGTATCGAGTCGGGACCAGAGCAAAGACATGGGTGGAAGTCATGCTCGGTGGCGAGGCGGTTGCTCTTCGCGAGTTGAGTGAAGTAGTCGAGAGCCGGAAATAAGTCTTTCATATATCACGTATATTAACTTGTTAGCTTAGGATATTTGCGTTTGAACTCCTCTGCCTCACGCGCTTTGGCTTCGAGCTCAGTAAGAGCACGCCAGCAGTCGGTCTGCTTCACAAGTGTCTCCTTAGTCACGTCGCCGTCGGTGAGAGCACGCAGCTGCACATTGAACGACTGCAGCATCGACAGCTCGGAGATGTCGTCGTCGCTCTCCGTTCTGCGGAAGAAGTGTGGGAAGGCGTGCGACATGACGACTTTCACGTGCGCAAACCATGCGAGCGTGGCAAGGCGCTCCGCAGGTGTCAGTGTCAGTTCTGCTGGTCGCGAGAAGTCGGGATTGCGGTAGAGGAAAGAGGCGAGCACATCAATAGCGTCATCATTGCCCGTAGAGTGAAAGCGTTGGTAGTACTTCTCCATGCAGAGGTACTCCTCGAAGGTTATGATGCGATGGTGCTCGGTGTCCTCCTGCAGCAATGGATGGACAGCTTCGAGCCCCTGGACAACATCCAACCTATTATCCATTTGCTCTATGCTGTCCACCCAAGCGAGCTGCTCCAGGAACGAGCGTATCTGCCATAGCTGCAGATAGAACACTCGTTTGCGCTTCTCACCCTCGGGCTGGTAGACACACTGCCATCCGAAGCGGTTCTTCTTGATGACGTTGATGCCAGTGAAGCGCACGAACATATATGTCTTCACCATCACCTTGTCGGCGAAGGTGGAAAGCAGAAAGAAGGTGTAGCGTAGCTGCTCTTGTGTCAGCTCGCTCCACGACTTGGGGCATGTGAGTTCTATTTTATCCATTGAAGAGAAATGCTGAAGATTCTTTTTTGTTGCTGAACGTCAGCATGTGTGCAGAGCTGTACGCCGTAGTAGTAGGGTAAATGCAGAATGTCTCCGGACTGCCCTCAACGAGGCGCTCCATGCGTCGGAAGAGAGCGGAGTGCAGTGCTCCGTCACCGTCGGCAGCCCAGAGGTCGACGAAGTCGCGCGCCAGCTGAACGAACCCTCCGTACTCTGCCATGTCCTTTTTGTCTTTGCATCGATAAGCCTTCAGCACATCGTCTATCTGCTCGTCGGAGAAGCGCACGCGCAGCTGCTCCTCTGCCTCGCTGATAGCACGTTGCATAGCCTCCCAGTCCTTGTACGACCGGCTTTGGATGCCTTGTGCAAAGAAGAAGTAGTGCTCCGTGTATATGTGGCGCACGAAGTTCTGCGCCTGTTCTGTCACGCCCCACTCCTCAGAGCGCAGCTGCTGTATCACCATAGCACGCGCACGGCACTGTGCAGTGCGCAGCTGGGCCTCAAGGGCATCAACACGCTGCTTCGAAGCCGGCGATATAGTGTCGTTCGACACTATGCCGAAGCCTGTAGAAGTGAGCACGAGGTCGAGCTGTCTGAGCACCGAGAGGAAGGCATCTACGCACACCAACATCTTAAAGTAGTACTTTAACGGTTCGCTCTCGTCGGTCGACTCAACTCGCTGAGCACCAGGCTCGCCGAGCAGCATGTCGTAGTAATTGTTGAGTGCTGCTTCTATGGCAGGGTACACAGCCTCGAATACCTCGTCGTGTGCTGATGCGCCCACTGGCAGTGAGCGTTCAAAATCTTCTTTGAATATTGTTATCATACTATGCCTTATGAGCCTCGTTAAGCTTTGTGTAAGCCACAAGGCGAATGTTAATAATTACTCTGTAGTCTCATTGCTTGCGCTCACCTTCTTTGCATCTCGCTTCTTGTCGAGCGTTGTGAGCATGATCATCGGTACGTCAACAGTGGCTTTTTCATGCCATTTGTTGTAGTGGAGTATCACGTGATAGGGCTTGCACATCACGTCGTGGCAAGGCTTCTCGATAGCCTGCTTCAGTGTGAAGAGCTCGCGCTTGTCGGAGCCCGAGTTGTTCATCTGGCTCTTGCCGGGCGTAGCGCCCACAAGGTTCGGGTGAATGCCGAAGGCGAAGCACAGAGCGTTCGAGGCCTCCGACATATCGTCGCTCCAGTTGCCACCCTCCTTCTTCGAGGCATCGTTGAGCGGTACGATGCGCACCATGCGGTTCTCCTTGCCGTTGGGGTCTACGTAGTAGCCGCTGATCATCGCCTTGCCGGCGTTCTCGATGCCCGTCACGAAGTCGATGATGTTCTGCTTCTCCTGCTCCTTGCGCTCTCGGCGCTTCTGCTCGTCAGAGATCATCTCGTTGTCGCACACGTTATCCCAGTAGTCGTCGTGCACCTCAATCTGCACCCTTGGAGCCGACGTGTTCTTAATCATGTAGCGTTTGCCGATGCCTATCAGACGATAGATGTCAAACCACGTGTCGCGGAATATCGACGAGTAGTAAGGCACGGGGTATGTCTGCGTGCCCGGCGTTGCCATACGGCTCACGATGGCGAATTTGCGGTCTTTTGTAGGCTTGCGTCGCAGACCCGTCTGTGGGTCGGGCTCAGCACCCATGCGCACCAGGAGGTCTCCTAATGGGTCCCAGTAGTCGAGTAGAGGAATAGCCTCGATCTTCGACTCGTCGAGGAAGCCCAAGCGCCAGTCGCCATAGAACACGTGCTCCGGCTTGCCACTATGGGTGCTCGATGCAGCTTCGAAGCGACAGTAGGAGGCATCCTTGTTGCGCACCGTCACGATACGCTCGCCGTCGCGCGAGAGAATGACCACCGTCACCGAGAACGAGTAGAACTTCATATCCGTAGCCTGCTCAAGGAATACCTCCTGGAGTGAGTTGCGTAGACAGAACTGCAGTATGTCAGGTTCGGAGACATCTTGCTTTGTCTTGCGGTCGACGAAGCGCACGCCCTGACCATAGCATGACACGATATTGAACTGCTGGCACTGCGCCGTAATCATGTTGGACATTATCTCGCGGCGCAGACGGTAAGGCAGCTGGTCGTCGTAGCCCCACTGCACGTACTTATACTGCTTGCCGCCGACGGTGATTGGACGCACGAGATTACTGCCAGGCAATCGATCATCGTCGAAGATGGTGTTCGAGTCGGAGCCATACTCGGAAGTCACGGAGTTGCTCTGCCCCGCCGAGCCTATGCCCGACGGAGCTATGCGATAGCGGCGGAAGCCTTCGGCATCAGGCTGCGCCGATGTTGGCAGAAGAGTGTTGCTATTGGTCATAAGTAAACACGTTTGTTATTAATTTGTATGATAAAAATCTGTGGCAATGCACGTATGGCACGGTTGCGAGGGTTGCGCAGGCGCACATAGCCACCTCGCCAGTTGACGTGGTGCACAAGCCAGCCCTTGTAGTGCAGCATCTCGCCGGTGCCACCCTCCCACGCATGGATGTCGACGAGTGAGCGGTGCTGATAAGCCTGATCGAGCAGGCGCAGCATGTCAGCAAAGTGTATAGCTCCCATCACTCAAAGGTATTGTCGAAGGTGTTGTCAAAGATGCGTCCGGAGCGCAGCGTGTCGAACACGTTGTGGTTGCGCTGAGCATACTGGTAGCTGAAGGTGAAGCGTGGCATCGACTCGTCGTTGTTGTTGTACTCCGACTTTGAGTCGGTGACAATGACCTCTTTGCCTACATTTGGGTGTCCGTCCTTGAAGTTCACCACATGTATGCTCTTAGATCGGAAGAGCTCGTCAGCCCAATTCGCCATTGCGAACGTGAGGAAGCCCGTGTCAGCCTTGAAGGTGCGTGTCTCGGCTATCTCGTAGTTGCGGTTATACTTGCCGATGTAGCCCTGGCTACGCTTATAGGTAGGTGCCACGGTGTGTGTACCCGTGCAGTAGAGCAGCTCGTCGCAACCGAAAGAGTTCTCGAAAACCAGGATGGGAGCGCAGTCAGGTTCGTCTAAATCGATAGAGAACCGGAACTTGCGCTGCCCAGCCTGGACCCAAAAACCTAATAAACAACTATCAGTATCGCTAACGAACTTGCTCGGAGTAACATCAATCGTAGTATAGCGACTATTGCCACCAACTGGTGAGAGCGAGAACTCCTTTGTAGTGCCATCGTCGTACTCGGCAATGACGGAAGCCTTGTCGGTGCCGATGTAGTGTAGGTATTCTAAGCGGTTTAGTGCGGTCTGCTTCTCGCCATCTAACATCGTTAGAAAATGTGTGTTGATGAAGTCGGTAGCAGGAGTTTTGATATCTGCCTCGCAGTATATGATCTTCGACGAGATGGTGGCAGTACCGCCATCACCCTCCCAAGCGTAGTCATCTTCTTCGATCTTGATGGTGAGGTTGATGCTCAAGTTCTGACGAGCATACGGAGTGAGCAGGCGGTCGAGCTCTGCGAGTGTTATCTTGCCGTCGATTGGGAAGAAACGTTCTGAGAATATCTCCTTGCCGTCGATGGTAATGGTGACGGTAGTGCCTATTCGGCTGGCGTTGCCGATGTCGCCACTGGATGGAGTGAACGAATATATCACGTCGGGGATGCACGACGAGAAACATGTTGCGGGTAGCGACTGAAGAAGAGTGATCATAAATGCTTGTTATTGGTTTGCAACGGCAAAGATAGAACAAGCTCGCGACACGTAAGAATACAAAAACGGCGCACCCTATTCACATAGAATGCGCCGCAAACGAAAAATGTAAAAAATGTAAAAATGTATTTATCTTATGGCTCTATTTTATAGCATGTAGTGCATATCGCGCCAGAGCTCCCACCGTAGCGTACCGTCCTCAGCGGTCTTCAGTTCGTAGCCTTCGCCCTGCAGGTATAGCACTATATCCATTGGGTGTATTGGCATGATGCTGTGCAGCTCGTCGGCTATCTCCTCCGTTGTCTTATACTCCGCCGTGTACTCCTCGCCAAGCTGAGATTTGCCAGGCTCCGGTGATCGCGAAGCAAGGTAAGCATCCATAACGGTAATGATAGCTTCAGCGCGGCGTACTTCGTTCTCGTCTCTATCTGTTCTGTTTGTTGTCTCCATAACATTCTCCTTTCTGCTTATTGTGCTTTTAAAACTTCGTTTAGCTGTCGGCGCAGTTCGTTAAGGTTGCGCATAAGGTCGGCGACATCGACAAGCTTTACCGTGTCGCTAATCTCCGCCGTCTCCTCGAGCAGGAGGTCGATGGTGTCGCGGAGCAGATCTATCTTGTTCGCTAAGTTCTCCTTGTCGAGCAATACTCGTACGGGAGTACAATCTATTGTTATCATGCTTCGCCTCCTTTCTCTACTCTTTCGACAAGTTCTTCAAGAGCCTTGTAAGCACATTCAATTTCTGCCAACTTCTTTCTGTATGTGCAAAGTCTCGCGCGACGGCGGTAGCTGAAGTGCGGTATGAGCTTCACTTCCTTCAGCGTAACTTCCACTCTCATGCCGATAGCGTAGCGCAGCTTTTTTGAGGTCTCGCGGTGCATCTTGTGCAGACCGTGCATAGTCTTGAAACGTGTCATGCTTCGCCTCCTTTCTCCTCCTGGTTTAACTTGTAGACGTTGTAGCCCGAGAGGACTACACAGCAGAGGGCGGCGAGGATGCTGCTCTCTGCGCTGATGGCGCCTGCGCCGAGAGACAGAAGCGCAGCATGGACGCGCAGAACCTCGCGGCGTGTCACCTCGAACTCGCAGATTGTGGTGTAAAACTTGCTCTTTCCGTTGAGCCACGCCTTAATGGAGGCGGTGCTGATGCTAAACGGGCGCAGTTGAGCGGTGCGCTGGATTGATGCAGTTGTTTGCATAATTTTGGTAAGTTGTAGCCTTATGCCGGGATCCGCCCGGTGCGGTTTGACGTAGGGGTACGAAAAAAGCGGCTCGCACTTCCTCGTCTGCTACAACTTACCGATGCTTCCGCCGAAACTAAGGGCTAAAAACACGTGGAAGGCGAACCGCCGTATATCATTTACTTCTCCACATTATTATGCGGAGAGTCCGCATAATCTAAGGGCGAGCCTCAGAAATGCGGCAGATGTATGGGCAAAAAAATAAGCCCACAACATCAAAAAATTGTTGGTCGGGCTTGAACATATATCCTCGCCCTTAGATTATGCGGAGAGTCCGCATCAATAAATTGTAGCGATGGCAAAGGTAGAGATAAAAATCTGAACGTGCAAGGAATTTGCGAGGAATTTTTGAGGAATTGCGAGGAAAACGTTCCAATTTGGCGAGAATTGGAGAGAAATGGAGATAAAAAGCCCTCGATGCGTCACGCACCGAGGGCAAATCTTTGAAAAGTATACTAATATCTGAATAAATGAAGTAACATTTTAGTTAAATTGCCATTGCAATGCAGCAAGTTATAAATATAATTATTAACTTTGTACCGAAGAAATCATCCATTATCATGTTCAGTATACTTGGCAACATATTGGCTTTCGTGAGCACGTTTGTAGTAATAGCTACGTTGCCCATGACCCTCATCCGCATTGCTGTAGTAAAAATCAGCCACAGCAAGCAGATGAAAGAACAGACTGAGGTTATTATTATTGCCATAAGCATAGCCATTGCCATAATGCTTATACCGTTTTATCATTATCCATACTAATAAGCTTTACGATTGGCGTTTTGTGTCTTATAAAGCTCAATCATGGCCTTTTGGAAATCATCGGGAGTGTTTATCTGAAGCGAGTCCAATGAATCCTTTATTTTGTCACGCATCTCCCGGTCGGTCTTACGATCGAGAAATTCGCTGACATTCTTAATGATACCATCTGTTTTAAGTTTAAATTGGAAATCTTTATTCTTGAATTCCAAACCGCCACCATTTATGAGAAGTACTATAATCCCCACGGTAGATAATATGTTCTTTTTCTTTGAAATGAAATGAAGCAAACCAGGCGACTCCATCTGCACTTTCATAGACACATCTTTTGCTGAGTCTTCTATATTATTCTCTTTGCAAAACTGCTCTGCAAGTATAAATAATTGTTGGATTTCGTAAAATGTGGAAACGTCCACTTCGTTTTCTGTCTTTATTCTTAGAACGATGTGTGTCTCATCATCTTTATTATAGAAATCAAACTGCGTAGAGTCTATATATGCCGCATATTCTGAAATGTCTGAGATTGGATGACGAGAATTAAACATTAGCTGGGCTTTCGGTGGCAGAACAGTGCGAGAAGTAGACTTTAGGATATCTACATCTATTCTCTTCATGAACGGACACCGACCATTGCCTTCAACAATATTAGGCTCCTCATATACAGCACTTTTGACACGGCATATACTTAAATTGAATGAAGAATACCCAGGAACAACAACTATATCGCCAGGTTTTATTTCATGGCAAAAGCGTATGAGCTGCGAAGCTACATGGCCGGGACGGTTGATTTCAGGATGAAGATTTGCTACTATCTTGCGCAAGTTCTTCATCGCTGTGTTTTCATTGGTCAATATATCATTTATATCCTTTAGAAGGATGTCATTATGCCCAACAGCAATGAATCCATTCTCGACAAAGTCATTGTAGTATTCACCACCCATAGTCCTCACCATCCAATATGAAGATGAGTGCGAGACTGTTTGAACATAATTATTTATAACAGTAATATCACCATTGTTCATTTTTTCAAAATTTTAAAACATTGTACAAAATTAGCAATAAAAATTTGATTAAGCAATATATGGCAAAAGAAAAGCGGCTTAAATCCTCACAGACTCCCACCGCTATATAAATGTTTTAAAATTTTGATGCTGCAAAGTTAACCAATTTCGTGGAGACACGCAAATGAAAAATCCCCCGATGCGTCACGCATCGAGGGAATAAATAGATCTTTTATATGCCGCATGGTCGGGCGGCGGTGTTGAATTTATTAAACAGTGACCATTTCAATATCCTTGGCAAGTCGGCGCAGACCCGACTTTATTTTCTTCACCTGCTGAGGGCGCGGCTTCGACAAGCCGCTCGCATAGTGTGAGAGCTGCTTCTGGTTGATGCCCGTTATTGACTGAAGAGCGGCAAACGAGAATATGCCACGATAGTAGTCGAGCAACGTAGCCACATCAAAATCGTAGACGAGCCGATACTCACCGTCAAACACCTCCGGGTATACATCACCGTCTTTACGTCTGCCTTCGAGCCAGAAGTCAACACTCTCCTGGACATACTCCTTAAAGCCCTCAAGGTCGCCATCGTAGGCAACAACCCAACCCGGCAGTAAGTCGCAAGCACAACAGTAGCCGTCAGCAGTACGGGCAGCTTTAATCACAACATCGTTCATAATATATTGTTTTATATGTTAATCTTAAAATAGGTGGCAGCCACGACCGCCACCTTACTTTGTCGAATATCAAAACAAGCGTCTGCTTCGAATGTGTGTGGGGGGAGGGGTGGAGCTTCAGCTCCACCCCAGTTTGTCAGAACCTAAGCCCCGACTGCCGTTCAATACTACTGAGGAGCCATCCGCAGATAGATGTTGAAGGCTTGCCGTTGACAGTTACAACACCCTTTTTGGTAGGATGTTTAAACTCTCGGTGGTCCCCGTTGTAACGGTCTAAGTACCAACCGTCGTCAGTCAAGATTCTCAGAATCTTAGAAACTTTTACATTTTTCATAGATCGCTTGTTTAATAATTCAACACTGCAAAGGTAGTAATTTTACTACGAATAACCAAACAAAACAATAACTATTTTACTACGAAACATTAAAAAGCCCTCGATGCGTCACGCACCGAGGGCTCCCAAATAGTTCTTTATCTAATTTTCATGTGCCATGAAAACATTCAAAATCAAATTAGCGACACGTTAGGTATTACACCCTTTTGTTATTTATAAACACAGACGCTATGCTTGCGATGCCTGCCAAGCCGAAGATACCAGCAAACCACGCTCGATCAAGATATAGAGCATACGCTGCCAACCCCATTGTCGCAACAATAGCAAAAAAGGCAAAGAACATACCCCACCAATTCATATTGCCGACCTTGTGCTCGTTGTAGTTGAGTATCTTCAGCTTCTTTTCATCTTGTTTATGTCGGTGAACTTGCTCACGCTCTGACGACTTTATAAGGAAGTCAACAATTTTTGGGTCAATATTTTTATACTCTGCCAATTCTTGAGGAGCAGGCAGTATATTGTCGTCGACAGAAACTGTCTGCTCAATCTGATTGCCAACAGCATCTCCGTTAGAGATGTTTGTGCCTTTAATTGAATAGGATTGTTTAGCCATTGTTCAAAACTAAATTATTAAACGCCGTGCGTACGTCACGGGCAATATTGTCACGATCTTTTCTGAGATTCTCCATATCTGTGTGACGATTTGATGGTTTACAGAACATCTCACGCTTCAGTGCCTCAATTTCAAGTGAGTTCTCTTCGTATTTACCGGAAGAGGCATGGCGCAAAACAGTAAAACCATTTTTTACAAAATGGGTGATGTCGTTGATAATGCACATAATTTTGCCTCCTTATTTTATTGTTTTAGATGTCATTTCCTTTCTTGCTGTTTGCAAAGTAAGCGATTTTTTTTGATATAACCACCTTATTTTGTTAGAAAAATGGAAAAAGCCTCTAAATGGTGGCTTTTTACCTCTTTGGGACCCGCCGCAAAAATGCTGCAGGCGTTTTTGCGGCGGGCGGAAGGGCGGTGGGTGGGAAGAAGAGCAACCATTTTGTTGAGCTCAACAAAATGGTTGCGATGCGGTCTATAGCTTGCCCTCCTCCGAATAGCTGTAGTATGTGCTATCCGTCACGACGACATGGTCTATCAGATAGAGCCGCATTGTAGAGCACGCCTGCTTTAGCGTCGCGGCTCGGGCACGGGTTGCCGCTTGGGTGGTTGTGTATCAGGGTGAGCGTGGTGGCGTTGTTGACGAGAGCTTCGCGCAATATGATGCGCACGTCTACGGCTGTCTCGGTGAGTCCGCCGCTTGATAGTTTCACGGCTTTAATCAGTTTGAAATTATTGTTCATGAGCAGCACGTGCGCTTCCTCATGGTCTGCCGTGCCCACTATCGGGCGGAAGTATCGCCAAACGTCTTCGGCGGTTCTGAAGCTCGGGCGGTCGGCTGCTGCTTCGCGCTCGATGCGCTTAGCGAGTTCGAACGCTGCTTGTAGTGTCATTGCTTTCTTGGGGTCTACGCCCTGCACTACTTGTAGCTCTTCGGCGCGTCGGGTGGCGATGTCGCGAAGACTGCCGCCGCAAATGTTCACTATCTGGCGAGCCTGCTGCATGGCTGCGTGCGTGCTTTTGCCTTGCCCTATTATTAGGCTTATGAGTTCAACGCTGTTGAGCGAGTCGAAACCGCTATTATATACTTTGTAGTCGGGGCGTTCTTCGCGAACGAGTTCAGAAAAATTGTTCATATTGTTTAGCTTTAATGGTTATAAATTGCGAATAAGTTTGGTGCGTGCGAGGAACAAGCCGCCGATGACGTTAGCATCTACAGCTGCGAGTTCTTCGGCGAACTCCTCCGCCGTGGCTCCTGTAGTAATGAGGTCGTCGAAGAGTATCACGTTCTTGCCTGCGAAGAAGTCGGGGTCGGTGCTCACGTGGTAGCCATACGACTCGCTGACGATGTGCGCGGCGTTGTTGTGCTTCGCTTCGCGTATGCCGAAGATATTCACGTGTGCCGTGCCGTTCTGTATGCCGGTGCGCTTGCTTACCTCCTCAGCGAAACGCTTAAAGCGGCGGTTATACTTGGCACTTGTAGCCGCAGGAATACACACGAGCACATAGTCTTGATTGCTTGCGCCGTACCATTTATTAAGGCACTCGCTTACGATGTTTATGGCGAAGTCTACCGCATGGCGGTCGCCACGCTTGAACGAATAAATAAAACGTCTTACGCGCTCGGTATGTGCGTCGTTGGCGGTGTAACGCTTGGGCAAATAGCTGTAGAAAGTGGCTGTTTTCATTTTTTGTCCTCCTTAAATTTATTCTCAGAGGCGAGAAGAGAGCTTTTTACACATCTCATCTGTAGCCCGTTTGAGAGTTTTTTTTATTCACGTCGGGTCGAATTTCGCTTTTTACGCCGCAAAAAGACGGTGGAAGCAAGGCGAGAGGACAAGCAAAAGGGATTGAAATTTTATGGAAAACCGAGTTTTTGAAGGAAACCGTAGGAGGGAAAACTTGGAAGGCTGCTGTAAAAATTCTGTCACTTTAGAGCATCGGTGCTTTGGTGGCAGCCGTCCGCCGTAAATTCGCGAAGTAAAAACGAACTCTACCCGATGTACAATAATCTTCTAAAAATGCTCTCGAACGGAATAGCGCAAGATGTAAAAATAGCATTCTCTACCGGAGAATACCACTCGAAAACTTGTTTTCGCAAGCGTTTTTGCTTCTTTTCCGCAATAAAAAGAAGCCCGGAATAGAGAAATGAGCGCGTTTTCGCGTACCTTTTCCATAGCTGCAAAATCGTAATGCTTAAAAATCAACGAGTTAAGCATTACGATTTTGCAGGGTGCAAGACTTTCTGTCTATGCAGCACTACACCGCCCTGCGCCGAGTTGGCAATTGCCTTCCTCGCCTTTAGCGGAATATGCCGGCGGTCGTGCCGAGTATGTGATTTGGGCTTGTCGATTTTGCGCCCATCAGCGGTAAGACGAGACGGTGCGAGGTTGGCAATTGCCAACAAAAAGCCCCGACACCGAAGTGCCGAGGCTGAGTGCATCCGTAGGCACGGACGACTTGTGTCTTAAATGTAATACAACACCTGCCTAAATATTGTCAGCAGCACGGCGTAAGCGGTCGCTGAGGTCGACAAGAGCACCACGAAGCTGCTCCTTCTCCTTGTCTGTGAACCCACCGACACCACCATTGCCATCGATTCCATCGAGTTTATGATACAACCATGAAGCCGAGCGGTCGAAATAAGTATTGGCGATATCACGCCATGACACACTCAGCAGAATGTCCTGCAAGCGTTGCTTAACAGTATTGTCCTTTGCTTGTTTGTTCTTTTCCATATTGTGTTAGTTAGGGCAGCCCTTTCGGGCTGCCTTGTTAGAATTACTTAACTGATGTCATCTCATCGAATAGCTCTTGTGCGTACCATAGCAACTGAGGATGACCATTCGGGTAACTTCTTTTGTGGGCTCTGATAGCTTCTATCAGTTCTGCCTCTTCTTCTGTTAATTCTTTATTCATATTGTATTACTTTTTTTAAGACACTACAAAGGTACTACAAATTTTCGTATTATGCAAATATTTACTACGCTTTTTTGTAGTAACAATAAAAAATAAAGCCGCCGATGCATCACGCGCCAGCGGCTTACACTAATATAACCTAATCAACAAAAAGAACTAAATACTTTTCTCCACTACTACAAGTGCGGTCTTTACCATCGTGCCGGACTCCTTAAACGACTTGTCGGGAAGTTCGGTAATATAACCACCCAGATGCTCTACAACATCGCGCAATTCCTTGTACGGGCCGTCAGTACGCCACATAACAGCATATGAGGCTATAGCTACCACCTTGCGTTTGGCTATGGATATAGCCTTGAGAATATGCAAAGCATCTTGTCGCTTGCAGAACGGTGGGTTCATAACAATCACGTCGTAAGGTTCAGAAGGCTCAAACGTCATAAAGTCGTCACCAACGACACGGAAGCCTTTCTCTATAAGTACGGCTCGATTCTTCGGGTCGAGTTCTATACAATCGGGTGTAGGCATGAACTGAGCAATGTTACCCTGGCCAGCAGAGGGCTCAAGGGTGCGTTCGCCTGCACGTATGTCAGCGACCTTTACTATCTCACGGGCAAGAGCTTCGGGAGTGGGAAAGAACTGGAATGTTTGGCGTTCGGGCGTAAATTCACCAGTATCGGCTATGGATATAACAAGGTCGCCCACATCCTCCTTGAACACAAATGCCTTCTTCGCACTCGACCACTTGCCGCCGATACTCTTCAGCACCTTGGCTACACGTTCGTATAGCTTGCGTTCCAGCTGTCCAGGCAGACGTAAAAGGCTGCCGTCAAACTCGGAGGTCTTCAACACCTCCACAACAGATTTGTCTATCTTCATACGTTATGATATTTATTGGATTTTTAGAAGTCGTGAATATGCGCTGCGAGCATCGTCAATCATTTTTAGAGTGTCGCTATCCGGAGGAAGATTGTCAAGCATATCTGCAATCTTACCCAGTTTTTCAGACAACCCTCGCATGTGCGCCCGCTGCTCCTTACGCTCTTTTTCTATAACAGAGATGATGCCGTCGCACGACAGAAAATCCTCCTGCTTACCCTTATAGGCAAGTATCATAGTGGCAATGGAGGTAAGGCGCGACACCAACCACTCCTGGATGAACAGTGCCGGAAGCGTGAAGCGTATCTTCTTCAGCACATCGATATCCACCTTGTTCTGAAAGCCGAGTACCACATCGTCTGCAGTATCGGGTATGGCATCGAGTAGCAGGCGTGATATAACAGCCATAAGATACTGGCGCGACACACCTTGCTTAGGACGCAATGCGCAAACGTGCTTAGACAACACCGCTGGACCATCGGCATTAACCCCCATCTTGCCAAGCGTGCCAATCACCGAAATCAGTATATCGCCCTCTTCAGAAAAGACGGGGGCGTTAATTTTCTCTTTGCACCATCGCTTAGGTACAAATCTGCCTTGTACAAGGTCAGAAGCACCAACAACAATAGGCAAACCTTCGCCTCGCTCGTTGGTCTTCTTCTTGTCAACGTTCTTGCCCTGCAGGACCTCGCAGATGTCGGCAAGTGTTACAATGTTGTCAATATTGTTGCTCATATAAATAGATTTTTACATAAGCAAAGGTAGATAAGGATCTACATTAATAGAAATACGTTTGGCAATTGCCAACAAAAAACCGCCGACGCATCACGCGCCAGCGGTGTAAAGTATAAACAAAAAATAAATGAGAAATGAGATTTTAGCCGTATGTGTTGGTTGTGCCGCCGGTGCCCTGGAACACCGGCTTGGTCTCCGCGCCTATGCAGAGCACGTCGAAGGCATCGGAGCCGTCGGTACGAGCCTCCAGCTTATCCTCCTCGGTCTCTGCGAGCTTCTCTCCACGCTTATCCTTCTTGCCGTTGTACACGCCGGCAGAGGTTATGGAGATGAGCAGGTCGGGGTTGTTGTCGCGGTTGACGAGCACTTGCAGACGGGCACGCCCGCGAAACATATTATTGATGAGAGCGTTCTTCTGTACGTGGTTCATCGGGTTGCCGAGATAAGCCTCGCGCACCGCCCAGCCCATGGAGCGCAGCGTGCGCACCACCTCTTTATGAGGGTCGTTGTAGTGCAAGCCCCAGTTGGTGCCCACCATGGTGGAGTCGTAGTAGAAGATGATCTGACGACGGCGATGATAGTGGTAGTACGTATTGAAGTCGTCGAGCAGCTCAGGGATCTTGCGCTCGTATTTGACGAAGAACGATTTGAGCACGCGCAGCTTTGAGCCTTGCACCTGACCGACGACGAGCCAGTTGATGAGGTTGTTAGTATCGAAGGCTATCAGCAACGGCAGTTTGTCATTGCGGTCAGCATCCATGCGGCAGTCGTTAGGCAGCGCACCACCCTCGGCGTTGGCGAGGTTGTGCAGGTTGAGCACGCTCTCGTTGGGTGCTGTGTAGAGGTTGGCGGTCTCGCTCATGCCACCGTAGAAGCCGTCAGCCGATATGCTCACACGTTGGCACATGATAGACGTGGCGAAGGTGAGCGGTGGAAGGTCGCGCTTGGCACGGCGTATAAACTCCTCGCCCAGGAGTGCGAGGTTCTCGATTGATGAATATTCGCGGTAGAGCAGACACTGCGAGCGAAAGAAGTTGAGCTGCTTGTTGTACTCGTCTATGCGTCGCTGGATCTGCTCGTGCTTGTCGGGAGTCTTCAGCAGCTTCTGCTTCAGTCTCCATATCTGGTATACCAGCCCCTCGATGACCTCCACCAGTTCTGGGTCTTGCTTATCCTTGTAGTTGAGGAACCAGGAGCCCTTCTTGGTGATAGGCATATCGGAAGTGATGGTCATGCCATGATGCAGAGGGAAATGGCGGAAGTACATCTCGTTGCCTCGGTTGGCTTGAAAGGTCTCGTCCTTGAGCTGCTCGAAGTCGATGAACTTCGCCTCGTCGATGATGAGATAGTCGAGCGACATCGAGTTGGACGTGCCCGAGCGGTCCTGCGAGATGACATTGCAGACGGAGCCGTTGTAGAAACTGATGGTGTTCTCCCAGTTCGCCGGCGTGAAGATAGGCGACTTCCAGTGGAGCTTCTTCCACGGTCGCCGACCCACGACATAGTGTAGGTCGCGCTTGAAGCCCCATCGCTCGAGGTGGATGAGCATGGAGGGCAGGATATTGGTCAGGCAACGCTTGACGGACGGAGCCACGAAGCCACCCATGGAGCCGGGCATACCCTGAAAGCACGATTGCAGACGGCGCGCCTGAATAGCACCCTTGCCCACACCACGTCCGGCAACGATTACCTCGTCGCGTGTGTTCATGGCGAGTGCATAATACTGCGCGTCGTTGAAATACTGAAGTTTTGGTTGTTCAATGCAATCACTCATCTTCGTCGGGTTTTATCTCTTCTTTTATCTCCTCGAAATCAGCGTCTTGTATCATAGTGTTGGAGTAGCGCTTGTAGAGAGCACGTATCTTGCCACGCAGGTCAGGGATGCGCTCGATGCCGAGAACCGTAGGGTCGTCTGTCGGCTCGAAGTTCTGAGGCACGATCTTGTCGAATTCGAGGTCGGGTTCGTCGTCCTTATCGGTGCGGTTGTTAGCCACGAGTACCTTAGAGAGCGCAGCCACCGACCGGAAGTCGCCGGCGCGGCGTGCTGCAGCGATGTCCTGCTCGAGAGACTTGTTTATCTTCCAGCGCATGAACTCCTTCGTAGTCTGCTGAAGATTGCCGAGTAGCACCTTGACCAGATGCAGATCCTCGTAAGCAAGAGAGCGCGACACCTTGAACATAGCCATATCGTACTGCACCAGGTCGTTGTCAACCTTTGACGGGAACTGCAACCAATAGGCATACATGCCGCGTATGCGATGAAGACGCAGCTATACACCCTCGGCGACACGGAGCTGACGCAGTTCAGCATCGTCGAGGGTGACATAGCGCGAATATTCATCGAGGTTAACTGGAAGCATATATATAATGTATAGTATTGGTTGTTGAGAATGCTAAGTGACAGCAGAAAGAGCGGCAGCAAGCAGACGCTGACACTCCTGAATAGAATAAGGAGAGCCGGCAAGCGCCGTATCGTGAAGAGTGCGGCGAAGCTCAAGCGCCGTGGTCGACGTGCCACGCACGTACGCCGCGCGTGCAGGACAGCCAACAGTGGCTATGTCGTCGCACAGCACACGCTCGTCAATACCCAAAAGGGCGGATATCTCCGTCGGGGTCATCATCTCCCGCGCATAGTTTTCTATCTTTGTCAGTAAGTCGTTGGAATAATCCATTTAGCTCAAGTGATTTGTCGACGATGCCTCTCAGACCGGCAAGCAACGAGTAGTAAGCCTTGAGGTCTGTAGTGATCATTGTACACTCGGCGCGGTCGCCGTAGGTCTGGTTCTGAGAACTAATAACAGCAACCTGATAGTTCTCGTTCTTGACAAGCATTATCTTTGAGTGGTTCTGCGCCAGATGCACATGGTCGAAACAGCTCTGCATAAGCCGATAGAGCTGCACCGTCTTGTGTGCAGCCTTAAGGTCGGCTACGAGCGTGGCGTTGGCTATCAGCTTGCGCCGGCGCAGACGTAGGAAACCGCAGAGGAAAGCGTCGGAGGTTGAGAAAGTAGATACGTAAACGTCGGCACGCCCGGTCTGCTTCAGAATCCATCTGAGCAAGCCGAGCGTGTGTAGCCCAGTACCGAGATGGTACTGAGTGGGAACGTCACTCAGCGGACGGAAGGGATAAGCCTGCTTCATTGAGCTTCGTTTTCAGATCGTCACCGATAGGGGCGTTGTTGTCGTTGAGTACGGTAACACGGGCTCGAACTTTGGCGAGCAGTTTGTTGTACTCGTCGAGCTCCTTAGTAGCATCGTCGGACTCGCGCGACAGACGGCGGAGTTCTGCGAGGCGGTCTACGTTCTTGGTGATATACGAGCGCGCATTGGCGATGTTCTTAGCGATATCGGCAGGCGTAGGCTCTTCGCCTTCAGCCTGAGCATCGTCAGAAGGAGCGACGTAGCCGTCATAACGTCCGAGTTCGCTCTTGTAGGTGTACCACAAGTCCTTCAGTTGCTTGAGATATTCGTAGCGGTCGCATGGCTGCTCGAAGGTTAGCAGAGTGTTGTAGAGCTTCTTTATCTTCAGCCAACGCTCCTTATTCTCCGCCCAGATGTTGCGCACATCTTCAGGAAGGTCGTCGTGATCGGGGCGGATGCCGGAAGCAGCAGGAAGGTAGCCACCCTCAGGAACCTCAGTGTCGTTGTCCTCCTCAGCCTTGTGCTCGGCTTCGAACTTAACCTGCTCCTCGATGGCAGCTGCTATCTGTGGAGTAAGTTCGGCATCGAGTAACTTGACATCTTGAGTAGTCATGTTCTCGAGGCGCATAGGCAAGAACTTCTGAAGCTCGTAGCGCACCTTCGACTCAAAACGCTCAGGACGACGCATGATGGTCTGGTACATTGCCATGTTGCGCGTGAGCTTCAGAACCATCTCTGCACCATGGGCAACAGACTCGCGGTCGTGCTTCTCGGCGTTGAGCCATGCCTGCATATCTTCGGTAAGTTTTTTATCTATCATATTATAATGCAAATTTAAAAAGGGCGGTACACACGATCGCTATCGTGAGGACCGCCCCAGAAATAACCAATCAATAATTTAAACTACTTATTGTGCGAAAAAGAAAATGCTATGCAGCTACGATAGGCAGGCCGGTAGCGCCGGAGATGTCACCGTCCTCGGTCTCTATCTTGCCCGGGTAGAATGGAGCTGGATACTCGTCGGATGCAACAGCCTGCACTGTTGTAGAGTTGGTATCGGTAGCAGCCTTGCCGAGGTCCTGCGAGAGCGTGAGCTCAGGAGAGAACGCCTCGCTGCCCACCATGCGTGCCTTGCCGTTGCGCTGAATGAAGAGGTAGACCATCTCGTCGTTGTTGGCGAGATATATGTAGCCAGTAGCTGCCTCTTCGGTGCCGGGAATGACAGCGGTGCCAGTGACCTTGAATGTCTTAGAGCCGTAAGTGCCCTGAGACTCGACCTGCAGCTGCGATTCGTTAGGTATGAGACCAATCTTGTGCCACTTCTTGTCAGAAGCCAGTTTGAAGTCGCCGGTATACTTAGCGACAGCGTCCATCGTTTTTGGTGTCTCCGAGCCGATGGTTGGCCATCCTAAGATGTCGCGTTTAGCAATACCGAAGACCCAGCCACGTACACCAGGGAGCGACTTTGCTCCCGGTGTGAAACAGATATCGCCGTAAATAGATGCGGCGCCAGTACATTTTGCCATAAATGATAAGTTTTAATGTTAAACAAATATGTTAGCGACCTCGTTCAGGCCTTCTTGCGCCAGTAGCGCAGAACCTCGGGCGATACGCTTTGGAACTGCGTGCCGAAGAAGTAGTTGGCGATGAAGTCTACATCATAGTGATTCTTCAGCGACTTCTCAACGAGGAACTTCTCGTCTTCGGTCTGCTGGTTGAACACGAGGAAGATGTTAGACTTCGGAGTGAGCAGCATGAAGTCGGCAGGAACGTTCGCAAGAGGAACGAGCTCTACATTGCTTGCGCCCTCAAGAGTACGCTTGTCGTAGTTCTGGTTGTACGGCAGCGAGCCATGGTTGACCTGATAGCACTCGGTGTAGCAGTGGTAAGCCTGATCGCTGAGGAATAGCTTGAGTGGCTGTGAACGTAGCTTAGCAGCGGCAGCATCGGTACCACTCCAGTAGAACTCCTTGATGATGTCTTCGGCGTTGTCCTTGGTGATAGAATCAGTACCCTCTACGAGGTTGCCGAGAGTTGTAGAGATGAGCACCTTCTGCAGCTCGTTGGTTCCGGCAGCGTCCTTTTCGAGAACAGTCTTAAAACCGTCGAACCACTTCGCAGTCTTGGAGAAGTCTGCGGGATCGTGCTTAGCGGTGAAGGCGTTCATGAACATATTCTCGCCAAGTTTCTTGGCAAGGTATGCGCAGATCTGAACGACGATAGGCACGTTCTTCAAGCCGTCGCCCTTAGTAACGTTAGAGCCCCAAATGCTCTGGTAGATGGCGTTAGGGTCGATGCCTGCCACCACGTTGCCGAAGAAAGTCTGGAAGATACGCGGTGTAATATCAACAGCTGCGTCCTCATACTTTGTCTTCTGGTAGTTAGAGAGTTCGAGATTGCCAGACATCTCGCCAACAGTCTCGCGGTAGCGGATGCCGGTGCGTACAGAACAATGTTCTGCAAGTGCGCCGAGAGCGAGAAGTGGCATCATGAGGAAGTCTGAACGGTAGGTCTGAAAAGTCTTTGAGAGCTCTTCAGCACCGAATGTAATATTGCCTACTTTAACAGAAGCCATAGTTATACATCTTTAATAAGGTTAAACACGTCCTGCGCAGTGAAGCTCTCCTCGCTGTTGGCAGGATTATCAACAGTCGTGGTGCCAGCAGAGGCCTTGAGAGCTGCGATCTGAGCATCCTTCTTCTTGGACTCGTCCTGAGCCTTTGTGAGTTGGTCCTTGAGTTCCTTGACAGCCTTGCCGGCTTCAGAGACTGCCTTTGCGTTAGTCTTGTCTTTCTCTTCAAGTTCCTGAAGACGATCGTCGATGCTCTTCATCTGCTCCTGGGTGAGGGTGATGTTGCCATCCTCGTTGGTCGCGAAACCGTCAGCGGCATTGAGCAATGCCATGACGCAAGCAAAGATTTTAATCATTTTGTTTGAAGTTTTTGATGCGTGTTGGTTACGGAAGAGGTTCTTGAGCCCTTCGCACGTCTTCTCGATGAAGCTCGGAGTTGGATTGCCGCTACCGTCAACCACTGACGCGACACGAGCTGCTGCGTCTTCCGAGGCAAGTGATTGAGGTAGTGGCGGTATGCCTGCATCCTTAAATTGAGATATGTTGTAAGAGTTTGTAAATTGTCCGGTAAACTCGTTGGCAGCCTCCGCAACTACAAATGGTCGAAATTCCTTTATACAAAGGAACTTCGACCATAATTCGTTTATGGGCGTTGCGGAGACTCGGACGGTAGCTCGGACGCTTTGTTAGGATCAAATAATATTGTTGTGTTTTTAACAATCCAATATTATTGTTTATCTTTGC